GTTTGCCTAGACCTATCATTGAAACTTTCATTATCTTGATTTTCCTTGTCCGCGATATGCTTTGAACGATCTTCGTTTGTGCTTGTTCTTTGGCTTGGTTCTAATGCTTTTGCCAATACTGGTTCTGTGTTTAACAGGAGTTCTGTATGTTGATGAAGAAATGCCTTTCATAAACTAATTTATCTGTGATTAGAAAGGGACAAGCGAATTTAGAAACTCGTTTGATGCTTGAGTTGCGTTCTTCTCTATTATCTTACGCCACATTTTTGTTTTGCGTTTGTAGTTTGCCCATACAATATCATCGTAGTCGTTTTCTAACCACAATTTTTTTTCCAGTTCAGCATCTAGTTGTCCATCTTGCCATGTACAATAACCTAGCATAATCTTGTAGTTTTTAGGTCCTCCGCCTTCTAGAATGTCTCTAGCAATTTGATCATTGAATGTGATTGCACATTCGTCGTTCATGATACTGGTACCTTTCACGTGATAATCTAGACTATGTATAATAGTAATTTTTTCCATAGCAATTGGGCCACCACAGTATATAGGTTGCTTAGGAAGATCACTCTTTATTCCGTATATGCGTGATATCTGTGTTTGATCAATGTTCATCACAGGCTGATTCATGATAAATCCAACTGTGCTAGTCAATTCAGATCCTAGCATGATAACAGAATGGTGCCAAATATTTAAATTGTTTACATTTACAGTTTGGCTCGATAACAGTAGATTACTCACATAAATATTTACATTAAACATATTATAACACAGACTAAATGAGTACATACAAATTAACATTTTCAAGTTTACACAATGCCTGGGCAAATGATGAAAAAATCAGTGCAGTAGGCCAGGATGATGGTGATTCAAGTAATCCATACACAGACGAAACATATACACTGCATCTTACACTAGACGGAGCATTGGTAGCTAACGGAGACATTGACGGATCTGGTACTTTAAGTTTTACAACAGATCTTTCGGTGGCCGATCACCAATTGATTGTAACTATTCAAGGTGCAAAAGATAGCGGAGTATGCATAGACAAATTTGAAATTGATGACAAAGAGATGGTTGCATCACGATTAAAATACAACAATGTGACGGCAGGCGGTTCTGATATATTACGTTGGCAACTAAGCGAGATGTGGCGTAGTTCAGATGTTGACGACACATACAACTGTTGGTGGCCTAGAATATCAGAAGCATCAAGTTTTTTAGATGCAAACTTTCCATATAGACCAAACTTGCTAGCCGGAAATGAAATGCATTTTAATTTAACAAAAAATGCAAACAACACATTGTCTTTGACTGACGATTATGCTGGTGACACCAGTTCAGTACTGTATGATTCTACTGAGCCGGTAAAATATTATCTAGCAACCAAACCAAGCACTGAATCAAGTGCTAAATTAAGTTTGACAAATTTGGACGAGGCCGTGGCATACACAGATAGTTCTTCGTTTTGGGAAGTGCATGACGGAAGCACAGTTGACTCTACCCAAGGCGGAATGTACATGGGTCCAGGCCAATATGATGCAGACCTTATTTGGAACAGTGACGTAATTGATGACAGTGGCGACACTGCTTCTAGAATTGTTATTTTGTCTGAGAGAGAATGGAAAATGTATCATTATAATATGAAATGGTTAGTTGGAAACTCACTCGCGGCAATCACAGTAACATAATTCAATCTTAACATTATAACTTTTACAACCAAGTAAATACTATTATTGTTTGAGTTAAATCAAACATTAGGCAAACAAAAGCAAAGGCAACATGAAAAACACAAAGGCACTAGATCAAATAGGCGAACTTACCTCGCGTTTTGTACGCACTTGTCCCCCAACAGCAAAGTATCATGAAAGACTCGCAGAAGAGATGGAGATCATACTCTCGTTACGATTCGTTGATTACTTCTGCCAGATCAGAGATATTTTAGATCTTACCACAGACATAACTCATATGACACGTGGTTCTGCTGGCTCGTCATTGGTGTGTTACCTAATGGGAATAACAGACGTTGACCCATTGCAATGGGATATTCCTGTGGCACGATTTCTTAATCCTAAGAGAGATGACTTACCAGATGTTGATATTGATTACCCTCATTATCGACAAGAAGAAGTTATGAATCGTATATTTAAAAAATGGCCAGGCAAGTCAGCACGTATATCAAATTATGTGTTGTACAAAGACAAGTCAGCCAAACGAGAAGCGGCAAAACGATTAGGACATAAAGGACGACTGCCCAAGAAGTTTACCTATGAATCACTAGGCATAGACCCAATAGAAGCAAAACGAATAGAAAACAAACTGAAAGGCAAAAAGAAATGTATATCAAAACACTGTGGCGGCATCTTAATGTTCACAAGGCAATTACCAAAATCTTTAATATCACAAACAAATCAAATACTGTTAGACAAGAACGAAGTGGAGGATCTAGAACATCTCAAAGTAGACATATTGGCCAACAGAGGACTCAGTCAACTGCTGGACATCGATCCAACAACAAAATTATACGAGTATCCAGAGATAGACGAGGCTACTTCGTCTTTGTTGAGTCGGGGCGACGTGTTGGGAGTCACCCAAGGCGAATCACCCGCCATGAGAAGATTGTTTAGAGCCATACGACCAAAATCAATGAGAGACTGTGTGTTTGCCACAGCACTGATTAGGCCAGTGGCCATGCAAGGTAGACGCAAAGCATCTTTCTTTAACGACTGGACTGCTGACAGAGTATCAGACGTTGTGGTATGTGAAGATGATGCTATCATACAGATAGCACAGTTGATTGGATGCAACTACTATGAAGCAGACATGTATCGCAGAGCATTTGCCAAGAAGAACGAAGAACGTGTGATGGAGTTTATGACCAAGTTAGGCGATCATCCACGCAAGGACGAAGTGTTTGCAACACTGCAAGAGTTAAGTGGCTTTGGGTTGTGCAAGGCTCATGCTGTAAACTTAGGTAGACTGATATGGGCATTAGCATACCAGAAAGCACACAACCAAAAAGGATTCTGGAATGCCGCACTTAAACACTGTCATGGTTCTTATAAGAAATGGGTATACAAGACAGAAGCCAAACGTGCTGGCTTGACTCCTGTTACTGTGTCTAAATCTGATCAGTTTGATGATCCTGCCTGGCAATACAAAAAGTATGGTTGGTGGTCCGCCGAGAAATTCTTACCAGGTTTCTATACAAGATCATTATATCTGGATCGCATAGAGTTTGCTGGACTGGTTGCTAATGGCAGAGTGTATAAGAGTGGAAATAAAAAGTATGTGACCTTTGTAACACTAGGAGTAGACAACGGTTACTATGTGGATTGCACAATCAATAAACCATTTGCCTATTCAGACACAGACGTTATACGTGGTATAGGCAAAATAAAACATCTAAACAATTCTGATTATATCGAAGTTATTGAATGTGAAAGTTTAAAGATAGATCAGTTTTACAATTAATTGTCTTTGTTCATGTTAGCAATCAACTGCTTAATTTTTGACGATTCAATCTCCGCTTTGACTTTGCCAACATCATCACCTTGTGCTTTGTGTTCTTCTTTTGGTTCTTCTGATACTGTGGAAGTTCTTTTCAAGTTTTGATATATGCTTGGTGCTTGTTTCTTAAATGATTGATATTCTTCATCTTCTGCCAAGTCATGTATTCTCAGTGTGTCAATGTTAAATTCTAAATCAACTTTGTGCCCAACACCAGAACTTGATCTAGTTTTCATGAACTGTATCTGATACTTGCCACGTTCTCTCATTGCTCTGCTTGTAAAGATACCGATCACGTTGTCTGCTGTTTGTATCTTAGACAGTCCGCCACTGATATGTGAATGATCAAACTCTATCTCTTCAACAGATGCTCTGTTCAATTGCGAAGCAGTAATCATCACACAGTTCAAGTCCACAGCCAAGTTTCTAAGTTCTTCAGACACATACTTGTCTTTCACAAACAAGTCTGATGGAGATACACGTTTGTTGATTGGCATTAGTAAATCTAAATAATCGATCAGTATTACATCGCACTTGACATTATGTTGTATTTCAAACTCTTTAATGTATGCCCTTATATCAATTGCTGTGCTACCCGATTGTATATATTTGATACGCAACTTGCCTGACTCTTTGGCTTTCATCTTAACTTTAAGATCAACTGTGTCTAAGTCTTTGTAGATGTCTCTGGTGTTTGTATCTGTCATCATTGCATCTATTCTCATAGCAGTCAAGTTCTCACTTAACTCTAATGTTACATACACAGCATTTAATCCTTGCTCAACATAGTTGCATGCCAAGTTCTGTAAGAACAAACTCTTACCAGCACCAGAGCCGCCTGCAAATATATTCAACTCACCTCTATTGAATCCACCAAACAATTTCTTATCAAAGTTTTTCCAGCCTGTTGCCATCACACCATTGTTGTCTTTAAGTGCTTGTAGTCTTGCTTTAGGATCTGCAAAGTAGTCAGTACCCATATCTCTAGTCAAGCCAATCTGTACTGCTTCTTTAATCATGCCTTCTACAGAACCATACTCACCTTTTTCTAACATGTCTGCAGACTTCAGTATTGCTGATTCTAATTCTTTATGTCTAGAAAATGCTTCATACTCATCTAAAAACCACTCGAAATGTTTTGGATCAATATCTGATGCACTTAATAAATTAGACCCAGTCTTTGCATTGACCATTTCAACTTCGGGCAATGTTTTATATTCTTGTGCATACTCATGAATAAACTTAGCCGCTTCACGCAGTTCAGCATCATAATGTCTATAAAAGAAAATGTTTTGTGCTCTTACAAACGACTCTGCGTCTGCAAGAAACATTTCTAAAAATAGTTTTTGTAAGTCTCTAGTATATTCCACAGTTTATATT